TCAGCTAATACGCTTGATTTACCGGCTGATTATTTGGACTCGTACCGACTGACACTGACCTCGAATGGGGTGACAGGTGTGTTGCGGTACGTCGATCCAACGCAGTTAAGCATTTATCAACGTGATGCGGCTGGTCTGCCGAGGTGGTACACCATATCGGACAAAATAGAATTTGATTGCACGCCGGACTCAACTTATGCCTACGAGTTAAGTTATTTTCCGAGCGTGACGGGTTTAAGCGCGTCTAATACGACAAACTGGATATTAACGGACTATCCTGATGTGTATTTAGCCGCGTGCCTTTTTCATGCGTTTCGTTTTACTCAAGACGACGCAACCTCAAAAGATTGGTTAGACCAATATAAGGTCGCTGCCTGGTCCGCATCTGAAACGTATCGGCAAGGGCGGGTTAATCAAGGGCCAATTAGCGTAAAAACGGATTCAATTAATCCATGATTAAACCAACGACTTTAAAATTTGGCGAGTGGCTACCCGATCAAGCCGCATTGTCTTTGCCCGGGACAACGCACGCGCAAAATATACAGCCGCATGGAACAGGCTTTCGCTCTTGGGGCTCGCTTGCTGTTGACTCGACAGCGTTAAGCGCTAAAGCACGTGGCGCGGTTGCAATGATTGATGGCGACGCTAATGTGCGAATGTTTGCCGGTGATGCGACAAAGTTATACCGATATGCTGGTGGCACTTGGACCGACAAATCAAAGTCAGGCGGTTATAACAATGACACGCTTGATAATTGGAATTTTTTAAAGTTTGGAACGCAAGTAATTGCGACCAATTACGCAGATAATATTCAGATAGGCCCGATTGACGGCACGTCTGCTTTTGCCGATCTCGGTGGAAGTCCCCCAAAGGCTCGTTTTATCACAGGCGTGCGCTCTTTTGTGGTGATCGGTGATATTTTAAGTGGTTCCACCGAGTACCCTACGAGAGTGCAATGGTCAGGCCAGAATAACGAAACAAGCTGGGGGACTGTCCCTTCTACACAAGCTGATTTTCAAGATCTAGTCGGTAACGGCGGCAAGATCATGGCGATTACCGGCGGTGATATTGGCGTAATATTTCAAGAACGCTCAATATGGGAAATGCGCTACGAGGGGCCGCCTTTAGTTTGGTCGTTTAATGAAACTGCGGTGGGCATTGGCACGCCTTCTGAGGGCTCTGTCGTGCGTTACGGTAATAGTGTTTTCTTTTTATCAGAATCCGGCTTTCAGCGTTATGACATTGGAAAAGGCACAACACCAATAGGTGACCAAAAGGTTGATCGCTGGTTCTTAGATCGCGTAAATAAAGAAAGTTATTACACCATTTCATCTGCAATCGATCCCGCAAACTCCAAAGTAGTCTGGTCGTATGCTAACGGCGCATCAGGTAATGATGAACTGCTGATTTACGATTGGAAGTCGGGGCGCTGGGGTTATGCGGTAATTGACACAGAAATTATATTTGATGGCTTATCGCCAGGTTACACGATGGACTCGTTAGATTCGGTGGGTGGTAACACTTATACACTTGATAGTTTGCCAGCATCACTTGATTCTGATTTGTGGAAAGGCGGTGCGGCTGGTTTATATGGTTTTAATACCAGCCATAGATCAGGCGATTTCACCGGAGCAGCTTTAACAGCACGCCTAGAATCTGAGGAAGTGGGAAGCGAAAACACCAATATTTTAACGTGCAATAACGTATTGCCGTTAGTTGAAGGCTCAACCGCTACTAATACCGTCTATGTGGCCACTAGAGCCAATCAAAACTCAGACATAACCTATTCGTCGGGTGTGACGGTTAATAGCGCCACAGGGCAACACAATTTAAGAAAGAGTGCGCGTTATATGCGATTTCGAGTTGATATTGCCGGTGGTTTTGATCATGCGCTTGGTGTTCGAGCCAACATAGCGTCGAAAGGACTTAGATAAATGTTAGCAGCAAATAGTTTTTTTGGTTTGTTAGGCCGCACAGGCCGTGACTTGCCAGGCAATGTTGAGCCTACTCAAGAAAATTTAGAAGCGTATGAGCAAGGCATTGATGTGCGTAACAAATTAGCGAGTATGTCGCTTGAGGACGCTAAAAACGACGATTCGTTAGCTGGTAGCATACAATTTCATCCTGATTATGTGCCTGACAGTCGTGAAGTGCAAAATCAAAAACAATCATTACGCTCTGCTGGATTTTCTGATACGGCGCGGTGGAACTTACCCGACAATGTAGAAGCGGCGGCCTATTATGTAAACCCAGGTCAGTTTGACGCAAAAGAACTCCCTTATAATATGATCGGAGTTGGCGCAACCAATTACGGCGTCGATTTAGATAACGTCACAGACCGATTTCAGAACATTTGGGAAACTTACGGACAGTATGCCGAAGGTGTAAAGCCCTGGTCAGAAAGCCCTATCCCTGAGTCAGAAGCCAAAATGGGTGGTAACAAGTCTATCTGGAACGGCATGAAAGACTTTTTAGGGCCGCAAGGTGGTGGCTCGCGTGGTCGTTATGGCCCTGAAGCGGCGGCGGCTTATGAGAATTATATAAAAACAGGCCAGATTAGTGACGCTTTGCCTGTTGGTTTTGCTTTTGACGCTTTTGATTACGGCGGTCGCTATACTGGAAACAAATTTCAAAATAAACCAGGCTCAATATTTGATCGATTTGTGGCACCAGCCTTAACAATTGGCGCAACAATTATAAATCCGTACTTAGGAATGGCAACAGCCGGAGGTATTGGAGCGATACAAGGGAAAAGCCCCGGGGAAATTGCGCTTAATGCAGGCCAAGCGTTTGTAGGTGGTGGCGGTTTCAATCCTACAACTGCCGCAGGTCGTTTAGGGGTGACGGCTGGAAATACACTGGCCACTGGTTTGCGAACAGATTTTGATCCGTTATCAATGGGTTTAACAGCTGGAACGACATATTTAGGCAATGCGCCAAAAATTACTGGCACCAATATTGGCGAAGATACGTTTGATTTGCAGGGTGCGTTGACCGACCAAATACCAGATCCCTTATTTCCAGATGGCGTGCCAATCAGCACTAATTTAAGCAGTGATAATTTTATTGCACCAAGCGGTAATCCGTTTAGTTACGTTGGGACAAATGCAGTTCCAGGATTTGATGTGCCTAACCCTGTTCCTGGTTTTTCTTCTGTAGTGGCGCCGACTGTCGATATACCAGCCTCGACAACATCGTTAAGCCCAACGGCACCAGGTTTTTATAATAGCCCCGATTACAGTTTGCCAATACCAACAGCCGAGGAAGGATTAACTAATAGTTTGTTTCCTGAAGGCGGTACGGCAGAGGCCACATTACAAAATAATATTAATCCTTTTTTAAGAAGCGACAGTTTTACACCGCCAGAAATACCCGATCCGGCTGTTGATACGTTATTCGGAGAAGGGCAATTTGCTGTTAATAATCCTTTTGCAACACAACCTAATTACATCGACGAATTTAGTTTAGAGCCAGATTCAATTTTAGACAAAATAAAAGACAATCCATTTGAAGCAACCAAGCTCGCGTTAGGGGCGGCTAGCGAGTTTTTTCCTGATGAAACTGCAACTGCAAACGCAGGCTCAAGCGGCAATCCTTTCGACATGCCAAAAGCGCCAGCAGTAACAGGGCGTCAGCCAATAGCGTATGAATTAGGCTACACGCCGATGCAATTTACACCAATCAACTATCGTTCTTTTTATAATCCTTTTATGGGAGCATGACATGGCCCTTGAATACGCCAATTATCGACCAAATTTAAACCCATTAAATATGGGTGCAACTAACATGGCCGCGCCAGGCATGATAACTACTAGCGCAAGCTCATCGCCTTATTCTGGTCAACGACCGTATTTAGATGAAAGTTTTGCAGAAGCACGCAGACTTTATGAAACTGGTGGCCCGAAAGGTTTTGGAAAATCAATGGTCGCAGATTTTAGTGCACCAACCGAATCGGCATTGCAAAGCATACAAAATACAGCAATGGCAGGCAGCCCCAATATTGGCATAGGTCAAAACTTGTTAGGGCAAACATTGTCAGGCGATTTTTTAAACTCAAATCCTTACCTAGACCAAATGTATAACCAAGCAGCTGATAATGTCACACGAAACTATCGTGAAGCGGTTGCGCCGTCTATTGGCGCTAATGCAGATGCGCAAGGCCGTTTTGGTTCAGGGTTATATCAAAACATGATGGCTAATTCGCAACGTGAGCTAGGCGATTCTTTAGGACGCCTTGCAACCAATGTTTATGGGCAAAATTACGCGACCGAAAGAGGCCGACAAGATGCGGCGATGGGCAAGATACCCGGCATGGCTGGTCTTAATTATTTTGACGCAAGCCAATTGTTAGGCGCTGGTCAAATACGCGATACACAAGCTGGAAACGTAATAAAAGACCAATATAACCAATATATGTTCGATCAGACTAGACCAGGGCGCAATTTAAGTAATTATCAAAATGCAATAGCTGGAAATTTTGGTGGAACTAATGTTATGAACCAGCCCGATTACTCAAATTCTACAGCTAGCAATATTGGCGCTGGACTTGGTATAGCTGGCGGTTTGATGGATTTGTATAGCAATTATAAAGCATTAGGTACGTAACAATGGCAGAAATTAAAGATTATTCAGTCACAGCTGATGATAACAACTCGGCAAGTCCAAATGGTATGCCTGAGAACATGGCCCCATCTGGCGTCAATAATAGCTGGCGTGAATCGTTCGCCAGAGTCAAGCGCTGGTATGAGGACATTAACGCGACTAAAAGCACAACAGGTAGCTCTAATGCTTATGTATTAGCGGCAGCTCGAACAGTAACCGCGTATGCCCAAGGCGATGCGTACATGTTTAGAGCCAATCACGCCAACACTGGTGCGGCAACTTTAAACATTGATTCAGTTGGTGCGGTGGCAATCGTGAATGTCACGCAGAGCCAACTAGCCGCTGGCCAAATATCGGCAGGCGGTATTTACCTGGTTGCTTATGATGCGACTAATAGTAAATTCCAGCTTGTAGGCGCGTCAGCAACTTCTGCTAGTGGCGATAATATATTTGTGTTTAACGCCAGCCCTTCGGTAACTTTGAGCAACAGCACCGCAGAAGATTCAGATGGTGGGCGCGAAAGCACTATCCAATGGAAAGGCTTGCAGTCAGGCTCGGAAG